ACCGATGAGCCCTCCATCCTCCGGGGCTCCACGAGGGATGCGAATCCTTCGTAGAAGCTTTGGTAGGCGTTTTTCAACAAGAAGGGCAAGCCGGCCAAACAGACCACTAATAGGACCACGATCGCGAAGATCGTGAGCCATTTTAGTGAATCCGTTAGCCATTGCAAAAACATCGCCAACATCAGTTGGTACCTTCGTCAGAAAGAGAGGACGGACGAGCTCGCCACGATAGTAGTCTTTACCGCAACTTTCCCTAAAAGGTCCACTCACAAATGTCTTGTTGACATTCGGGAGAAAACCAGCAAAGGAAAGGGCCTCGATCAATGTCGGGGCTACAACGGATGGGACTATAATATCGTCACCATAGACACAGAAATTCAATCTCGGAAAGAGATCGACTCCGTGTCTTGCTGCTACTCCAACACACAGCGAAGCAAAGATCAGGGATTCAAGTTCAAAAGTGAACCCATTTCCCATCGAACTAAACTTCGCATAGTGATGGTACTTGCCGTCCACATAGCCGACTTTAGATCGGACCAGGTCTAGGTAGCGGTACCATAAAGGAGGAAGCAGGTCTTGAACCAGTTCGCGACACATTGTGTCGCTAGCTGAGGACAAGTCAATGGTGGCCAGATCGTCAAACAGAGAACCTGAATAAGCCAAACGCTGATTAGGCATCTGATCATCCAGGTCAATACCGACCTTCTTGAGCCTTTTACGAATTATACCGCCTAACCCTGCTTGCAGGAAGGCATTCATAGTGGGCTCTTTACAACAAGGCCGCTCTGTCTGAGCGTTCTTCGGGACTGAGAAATACTCATTGCCCGGAACCAAACCAAGGAGATGTCCCGAAGGATCAGCCTCCCGCGATTCGGTCCAACAAGGACTGCTTGCAATCACAGCCCTCGCCACCCATTCAACTTCATGGGTAGAATCAGGGGTTGTCAGTAATTTATCGTATTCGGTAATGGCAACGCCACTGTTCGCAGTGGTCGATCCAGGCCCAAATCGCGATCTACTGAGCCACTCTTCAGGATTGGGTTCGAGCCCGATTACGCTGATCACAAACTCCCTGGCGACGTGAAATACGTCGCTGAAACAGGGCCCCTCGAAAGAGGATGATCGGCTTGCACGGATTCGAACATTAGCCTGAGAGCACTGGTCCTCAGCTTCTAGGAATTTGGCCAAAGCCTCCTTCTTAGGATCTAGTCCAGGAATTTTACACTCCAACTTGCGAAGGAGCGAAACCACCTGAGCATCGATTAAATATTCATCGGGTGATGAATACTTGCGAGGGTCGATCTTAATTTGCATCAGATCGACTAATTCCCCCTTCTCTATCATCGCTTCACAGCGAAGAGCAAGAGGAGAACCCAGTTCCTTAAAGATTTCACGGGCAAGTTCGAAGACATCGTGAGATGTCCACGGCTTGAAGGAAGCGATAGCCTCCTCCAGGTTCCCTTTTAAAGCCTTGTGGTCCTTGGTAGGATTATAAGGCCGAGGGTTCCTACCTCGACCCCGAGACCTTCCCTGAGAGTAGTGCTTGTCGCACAACGCCTCAAGGTCGATCTCAAGATCAAGGCTGTCTAGCTTGCGACTTGACATAACTGACCTTTCGAGTCAAGTTATCGGGAATCAGCTCGGAAGAGCTCCCGAATCCAGGACGGCAGCAACCGTGGCATGAGCAGCGAGAGCCTTAGCCAGAGCGATCTGGTCATTCTTTCGCGTCGTGCCAGCGGACATCTGCGTCCGGTTGTCAAGGACATATTGGTCCGTGAACTTTAGAAGGCCAGTGACAGAGTCGAACGTGGGCGATTGAATCTTCCACACGACTTTCAGCGTGCCATCTTGTCCATTTGCCGGCTTTGAGAGCTCGGCGACCAAACGACGAGCATGCAGCAGGTCAGCCGCGCCCGACTCGATCCAGAAGGCTTGATTGCCGACTCGATCTTGAGGGACGAAAGTGACGTTCGCTGCAGCAGCGTTGGTCAGGACGATGTTAGCCATTGCGGCCATAGAGAACTCCTGGGTGGGAAGGGAAATCTGACTTAAGGTCAGACACGAATGGTTCGGGATGAACCCTTCGACAAGGCGCGACCAAGCGCCGCTAATGTTAGAAGTCGATCTATTGACTCTAACGCTGTGCCCTTAGGCGGGACAATATCCACAACGGACGGGATCCACTTGTTGCGAATGTAGTACCGAGATGAAAAGCCGCAGGAGCCAAGCCCCTGTTTGCTCGTCACCTCGTAGTAACCCGTCAGCCAAAAGCTGGAGGTACCACTGCATTCGTACAGGATGGAGTAACCGGCGTTAAGGACGTTAAGACCGCTTAGAGCGCTTAGAGCATTCAGGTAGTTTCCGACTTGGAAAAACCAGTCGAAGACAAAACTGAACGGGATCAGCTCCCACGCCACCAAAGCCGGGTTGGTTAATCCGACTTGGGAGGCTGCTCTGAGTCCCTCGTTTTCCATTTCTGCCTGGATCCAAGCTTGCGCTGAGATCCGTACAGTGCCCTTATCAGAACGCGAAACACTTCCCCCAAAAGGGTTAGAATCATCGTCGTTTTGTTCGGGGACATAGTACTCTTTACTGGCAGATTCCTTAGAGCTAACTCTAAGAATAGGAGGACGGAGGTTCTCAAACGTGTCGGCAAGAGCCTCTACTGAACCATGGATGTCCATGAGCAGAGGAAGCCAGGCGTACTTATACTCGAGCCAGTTCTGGTGAACTGTAGCAGGTGTGAGACCAAAGATGCGAGCTGCATCACGGTACCTCATCTGCCTAAAAGCTCTGTACCCCCTATAGACACGTGACGCCGTCTTGTAAATGTGGTCAGCCGTCTTTCGACGTTCTGCCCACATTACGCCGATGTTTGCTTTACTATCGGCAAGACGGTTAAATGCTTTCACGCGGACAGCGTTAAGCATGCTAGCTTCCAGAGAGAGATCGCGTAAACTTTCAAGAGGGGGAACCCCTTTAAGAATAGCGATATCCCGCCAGTGATAAGCATCCACGCGATACCCAGATGAATTTGG